TTATATGCTTGGACTTATAATAACGGAACTTGGACTCATACAGCTCAAGGTGGTAGCGTCTATATAAACACTTCAAGCCAACCTAACGGTACTGCCTGGAAAGATAATAGAGGTAGGGGAGTATATATTATAACGTCTGGGATATCTGCCTTAATAGGTGGTGTAACTAATAGAACAAGTCAATATGATGAATATACTCAGACGACTATGGAGGCTCCTTCTGGTACAGAACCTGGTAGTATAACAAAAGGAACTAAAACTCCTGGAGCTTCTAGTATAACTATCAATGTACTAGGAGTAGGAAATATAACATTATCTCGCTATAGCGCAGGAGATAGGAACCAAAAAGATAGTGATACTAATTACTATACAGATAGTGCAACTCCTAGCGTAGGAGATAAAGCTTATTTATCTACAGAGTTGACAGGTACTAATTATAATATAACCGGAGTAACTAATACAACAATAACAACATCAACGGGTACTTTAACTAGATATCCTCAAGGAGATAGTACTCATGATGTATCCGAATATTATAAGTTAATGACTCTTACTTATGATGGCGTTATTAAAGGTGTAGATGAAATATATAAATATCCAGATGATGATGACCCTATATGGGAACAGACATTAACTGATACAACCTGGGATTTCTCAGCAACAGATGAACCTTACATTATAGACAGACCAGTTGGTGCTAATATACATCAGCTTATTAGAACTACCGGTAATAGTTATGAGGATATAAGTTCAAGTTCTGGAGTACCAGGAGATGCTTGGTTACAACCGGGTTATCAAACAAAGAGAATGTTATTACCTAATCAATACTTTGAAACTGTACAATTTAAATTCTCAGGCGGTGGATATGATAAAGAAGGTAATGCAAGATATAGTGATAATATATGTATAAGTGGGTTTGAAGTTGATGGTATTCAACTCGCAGAAACCCCTTGGGCTTAACAAAAAGGAGGCATGTAAATGTACGAAGTTATCCAAGTAAAATGGGAACCTAACTTTCAAAACGAGATTAAAGAAATCTATAGAATGTTTAAAGACCAGGAGAGAAAGATATTTCCTCTAACAACTTATGACGAAGGTACAACTATTATGGATATGGTTGAGCTTATGTGTAAAGAGGATTTCGTTTTTCTTGTTAAAGATAATAATACTCCATGTGCAGTATTTATTCTTGAAAGACCAGAAGTATATAAGGTTATTATTACAAGAGTCAATATACATTGTGCAGTCCGTAGACCTTATTGGGGAGCTAAGTCAAGAGAGATATGTAAAGTATTTCTAAACTTCTTAGATAGTCATTATTTAATAAAGAAGCTTATAGCAGAGGTTCCCCAATGTGGATACGGAGTAATAAAACTTCTAAAAGATTTAGGGTTTAAGCATGAGGGTACAATGAAAGAGGCTACCCTCTATCAAGATAAGAATGGTCAACCAAAGTTTTATGATGCGTTAATTTATTCTTTAACTAGAGAGGATATAAAATAATGAGTACGAAAAAAGTAAAAGCTCCTAATTTACAACAATGGAAGGGTAATGCTTATACAGATTATCTTGAAGGAGACTTAGGAGGCTATCACGATTGGGTACAGAATAATTGGCAAGATGCCTTAACTGCTCCTAATCTTAGTGATTATTATGATTATGCAAAACAAGTTAATGCTCCAGCAATGAATGACTTCTTGCAAGATTATAATACACAAGCTAATGCTATAGCTAGCAGAAACTATAATAGGTTTGGAGGTTTAACTAATACTCCAGCTAGTTATACTCAAGATATGTATAATAAACAAATGAATGACTTAGCAGTAAGAAAATCAGCTCAAGAACTTTCAGATGCTTATCAAATGAGTAATCAGGATTGGGCTAATAGACTTAATGCTTTTAATGCTGGTTATAATCTATTTACTAATACCGGTGATTACCTAACACAAACAAAAGATATACCTAATTGGAATATTCAAAATATGAACGAAGTAAATAGGGTTAATGCTTATAATGCTAATCATCAAGGTAATGGTATCTTAGGTAATGTTCTTAGCACAGTTGGTGGAGCTGCCGCAGGATTTCTAACCGGAGGACCGGCAGGTGCAATAGCTGGTGGTATCGGGGGATTAGCTAGTAGTTTATCTGGTGGTAATTCTGGACAATCTTTTGCTTATGGTAATTTAGGAAACCTTGCACAACAACAGGGTTCTGGTTTAAATTGGCTTAATAATAAATTAGGCTATACTGTTAGATAGGAGAGATAGATGGTAAATGTAAGATTTAGTAATTATGAACAATTCCTTAACTTCTTTAAGAATGCCCCTAGGAATGTTCAGAATATATTATATAAAGCCTATCCCGAATTTGCTAGCAGAATGACTAATGATTATATGAACTCTGTTAAGAAGATTAGCCAAGGAGTTGAGAACGCAACAAATAGTATAAGTCCTAAACAACTAACTATGGCTAAAGATACCATTAAAGCTTCTGGCGATATAGTCAATAAAGCTTCTAAACTAGGCAAGGCTCTTAATGTATTAGGTAATGTAGGTAAAGTAGCTGGTAATGTAGCTGGTGGTATAGGGGCTGGGTTTACTATCTTAGACCCAAAGACAGAGTGGAACCAAAAAGCATTAGGTGCTGGATTAGTTATTCCTCAGGCTAGAATACCTTCATTAGTAGGTTTAGGAGTAACATCCGTAGCACCAAAATTAATAAACTCATATTATGATAGAAAGTTTGATAAAGACAGTAGATACAACTTTCAACCAGGAGATATACCCAATGCTTACAATTTAGCCCCTGAACTAAAAGAACTAACTCCTGGACAAAGAGAGAAATATAATCAGTACGTAAAGGATAATCTTCAAACAACCTATGATTTAGTAGATAAAACTATAGCTGAAGGTAATGAACAAATTAATACTCCATTCGGAGTCAGTGACCCAGTACCTAATAGCTTTAATTCAAACATTAATGTTCCAGTATTCAATAAGGGTAATAGTAGTATTCAATCTCATACCTCTCAGAATGCCCCACAAGGTGGGTTAAATATTCCTCAGGATATCCAGGAAGTAAATTTAAATCAACCCGCCTTAATGGGCAACGTAGACGCTCTAAAAATATTTGGAGGAGATATTCCAGATTATAGTCGTTGGAATGCTGGAGTAAGTTCAAGATTATCTGATTTACAAGATATGGTTAATCAATCTAATATACAAATGCAAGGAGTACAATCAATGCAAAATTCAGCAGGTAGTGATGCTTTACTACAATATTTACAACTACAGAATGCTAAGAACACTCAAGCACAACAACAAAGTGCAGATATCTTAAAGCAATATCAAGATGCAATTAATAGAGATAATACTATTAATACAATTAATACAATTGCCAATATTGCTTCTAATGTTCCTGAGAAAGCTCCTGTACAATGGGTTACTCCTTGGGGAATTGTAACGCAACAGTTTGATAAACAAAGGTCTTTAAACTTACCAACTAATACATCTAGTAATGCAGATGCTATAGTTAATCAATATAAATTACAACAAGCAACTCAAGGTAAACAATCAGACCCAACAGCTCAAGTATTAACAGCTCAAGCATTAGGTGATATGTATGGGGTTAATCCTTTAGTATTTTTAAATAAGGACTTAGCTCAAGAATATATGAAGGGTCAAAATACTTTAGCCAATACTAAAACTACTGGACAAGAGAGAAGAAAGGATATACCGCTCTCGGCTCAGGCAGACGTTATAAAAGAGGATGCTAAGACCGCTGGAGATTTAGCTATTAATCAAGCTCAAGCTTATTATAATTACATTTTGCAAGACGCAAGAGAAAAACATATTGATGATAGGTATGCTCAAATGATTGCTAGTCAAGAAGCTCAAAATTATTATAATAATCAAATGAGAAATTACCTACAACAACAAGCTCAAGCTTATGAATATAATTATAAATTACCATTTAATAGAGAAACTCAATTTGGAGTAGCCGATAGATATTCTCAACGTAGACAATCAGATAGTAACCCTCTAGATGAAATGTATAAGAGAGCTCAAATATTTAATATAGGTAGTGGTTTACAAAACCCACAACAGGTTCAAGAGTTCTATAATTACATAGGGGGCAATAATCCTATCAATCCTTATGGAACTACGGTAGACCAAGAAGCGATTATTCAAAATGCATTAAGAAGGAAATAAGTATGGCAGACAGAAAAGGCTTTATAGATAGTGCAGTAAATCAATATGGTTTAAATACTAATCAATTAAATTCTGCATTAAAAGAAGCTGGTTTTGAACAACTTAATAAAATAGAGTCCTCTCTTATTGATGCTGGTAAATGGGGAACTTCCTTAGGAGAAAGAACATTAGGTGGATTTAAAGACATTGGGGTAGGCTTATCTACCCTAGTGTCTCAGATTGCTAATAATCCCAAAGGGATGACTAAGGAAGCTGTTAACTATATTAAAGAAACTTCTCTCCCCGATATGATAGGAGATTTTTATAATGTAGCAACAAGACCCGTACAACTGGATGCTGAAAGTATTGGTAGAAACTTTGCTGACAATGGATTACTTGGTATAGCAGAAGGAGTTGTAGCAGGTGCTAATACTAACCCTGCAGATGCTTTACTACTAAGTGCTCCTGCTTGGGGCAAAGGTTTAAAGGTAGGTGCTAAGGCACTTGCTAAAAACGTAGATAAACTTCCGGTACCTCAGTTTGTAAAGTCTAGTTTAAGAGGTGCAGTATCTCCAGAAGGTAGACAAGTTAACCAGATACTTAGAGATAGTAAACTTGTTACCGCTCCCGAAGTTGAGGAATTAAGAGCTACTAATATTAATATACAGAAAGCTAAGACTAGTGACGTTGCTAAGGCTATAGAGAACTTAGAAACTGGTACCTGGACAGGAACTCCTGAACAACTTGAGTTAACTAATCAGCTTAAAAATATGACAGGCAAAATAGATGAGATGATGCAGAAAGCAGGATTTAATCCTGACTTCTCAAGAGCTGAAACTGTTAATCAATATGTTACTAGATACTTTCAAAAACAAGGTAAAGACATTCCAGTAAGTCAAGTTGAAAAACTTATTAATGACTCTGAGTTAGCTAAGAAATATGGAACTACTATAGAGGAAGTTCAAGAAGCTTTAAAAACAGGAGACCAATTATATAGAGATGGTTTTATTAAACCCATTAAACATAAGACTACAGCAGAAACAGTAAGAGAAGGTTTTGTATCTGAGGCAGAGAAAAAGGTTAGAGACCCTAGAGCTAAGATGTACGGAACACAATCCTACGAGAATGTTGCAGAAGGAATTAAAGCTGGTGCTTATGACGATATAATAAGAACTCTAGATAAATCCAATTCTGCTACTAGTGCGCTAGAGCAAATGGCTGGAGTAGTCGGAAAGACTTTTCAAGGTATAGATGCACTTGCTCCTGACGAGATAGTTGTATCACCTAGATTGTTAAGAGAGAAAATAGGAACTGCATTAGCAGGAGGAGAAGGAGTTAATGAACCTCTCAAATCTCTTACTAGAGGGCTTAATAAAGCCGAAATGGAACAATATGCTGATGACCTATTAGTTTATAAGAAGACAGATTTAGAAGCCCTTCAAAAGGCATTTAACGTTTCTGGTAAACAAAAGGGTATGGGTATAGTTGGAGATGTAACTGGTATTGGAAAGTCAATTGCCTTAGCTACTCCTAGATATGTAGCAGGTAATGCTAGTACAAACTTTATGATGAACCCTATTACAGGAACTCATATAGGACATTATGTAAAAGCTTTAGATAACTTCTTTAGACATAGTGATGATGTTCCTGAAACTCTGAGACGTACTGCAAGTTATTCTGGATACCTTGGAGATACTATTCCAATCAGAGCAAGTTATAAAGATATATATAATAAACTTCTTAAAGACTTAAAAGAAGGGAGTTTTACTACTAAATGGCAAGCTATGAATAGTATAGTTAATACTCCAATCTTTAAGATGGCTAATAACTTTGAAACGTTACAACGTACTGCTGAATATTTCAATCAAGCTGAAAGATATGCTAAGCAGGTAGGTAAAACAATAGATGAGGTATTAAAAGAAGCTAAGGCAAACAACGGCTTAAATAAAACTTATAGAGCAATAAATCAAAGAGTAGAAGAAGTCCTAGGTGATTATACTGGTAGAAACTATTATGCTCCAGATGCTGTAACTAACTTAGCTAATACAATGTTACCATTCTATAGACCTTTTACTCAGGCTCCTAGACAGATGTTTAATGCTATTGTTGACTATCCTTTAGGAACTCAAATAGGAGCTATCGTTCCTAGTAGACTTGGAAAGAATATATCGGAGGAAGCTAAAGAACAATATGGCATAGAACCCTATCAATCTTTTGGTGGTGCTCCGATATTAGCGCCGTTTAATAATTCACCAGGAAGGGTAATGTATAATCAATATCATCCATTCTCCCCAGTATTTGAGATGATGAGTAATCCAGGTGATGTATTTGCAGGTAACCCATTCTTAGGGGAAATATATAATATAGGTGCTGGTAAAACAAGATATGGTGAAGCACCATTACCTCCTAATGTATATAGAAACTATGACGGAACTTATAGCGTAATGGATAATAATGGTAACGTTCATCCATATATTCCAGAACAAGAAGTAGGTAATACTAATAAATATAGAATAGTTGAAGCTATTAAGTCTTTAACTCCGGTTAGTAATATAAACGCTTATATGCTTCCTAATATAGCTGGATTAATAAATCAATCTTATACTAGACCCGCAGACACAACGCTATTAGGACAAATAGGAGATTTTAAAATTCCAGGAGTTATGGAAGGTGGAACTGGTAGACCTAGCGTAGGTAAGGAAATATTACTTCCTCAACTAGGATTTAACTATACAGATACATATCCTGAAAGACCTAGAGAATATACTCCTAGCCAAGTAAGAACTAATAGAAAACGTATTATAAAGAAACAAGCAAAGAATGAGAGGAGATAATAAATATGAGTTTAATTCTTCCTTATACCTTTACGGGGGGTACAAGTGCTAAAGCTCAGGAAGTTAACGCAAACTTTCAGCAAGTTAAAAAGTTTGTAGATAAACTAGAGTCTGATGCAGAAACTATGGCTCAAAACATTGAGGACCTTATTGCTAATAAAGCTAACCTAAATGGAGCTAGAGCTCAAACATTCGAAGTAGCAAATCCTACAAGTAGTTATCAAGCGGTTAATAAACAATATTTAGAAGCTCAGCTCGCAGTATTTGCCACTGTTATTAATGGCTTAAAGATGACAATAACCGGAAATACTACTTTTAATATAGCTCCTGGAGGTTGCTTTGATAGTACATATTTACATCCAATGGTGTTGAGAACTAACCTCGCCGTAGATGTAAGTGATAAAAATCCTAGTACGGTCTATAAGATATTTGTAATAGCTAGTACAGATAATTCTACAATAGCTCGTGCAGAAGTTACTACAGGAACTCCTAGTATAAGTTCTACTACAATCTATAGACAGTTGGGTACTGTTACTTTAGATAGCTCAGGAAACATTACAGCTATAACACAAGGAGATAACTAATGGTTTGCAATAAAAATAGATTAGTTATGGAAGTTAAATCGGGAGAAGCTAGAGGGTTTAGCTTTACTGTTAAGACAAAGGATGTTGAAGGCAATTATAATCCAATGGATTTATCAGAATACAACGTCAACTTTGAAATAAAGTTGTACCCTTACTTTTCAGTAGACCCTCTAATTTCTAAGGTATTGACTTTAGAACAAAATAGTTATACGGGTCAAATAGAGGACCAGAGCGGTGATGATAAGGGTAAATTTACGGTCGAGATTACCCAAGATGATTTAGAGAAGTTAGTACCAAGTCAAGAATATTATGTTATTATTACACTAGTAAATGGTGATACTAAAATTATAATATCTGGTGAAGGTAATACTTCTGGTATATTTAGATTTTGTAAGTCGTAAGGAGAATAGAAATGGCAGATAATAATTATTGTGCATGTAATGGTGGAGATGCTGATTACATTATAGAATTAAATCAACAAGGACCTCCAGGCGTACAAGGTCCTCAAGGTGAACCTGGTTATTCTCCTGTAGCAACCTACACTATGAATAATGATACTATTCAATTTACTTTAATTAATGCAGATAATACACAGACTACCCCGAACTTCTATGACTATTTAGCAAAGAAATCTACAGTAGATAATCTGGGTTCTACTTATTTAAGGTTGGATGGTAGTAACGCTGGTAATACATTATCCTTAAGAAATTTAGCTATTAACAATACTATAGAAGGTTATAATGCTAATTTATATATATCTAATAAAAGATTAACTAATGGTAGTATTACTCTAACCACTTTTGATGGAAATATAAATTTAAATCCTTCTGGCGGAAGAGTATATATAAGAGGAAATCAAGTAGTAACCCAAAATGATTTACCTGCTATTGGTAATGCTACAATAACTATTAAACAGAATGGAGCAACCAAAGGAACCTTTACTACTAACCAATCTAGTGATACTACTATTGAATTAGATAGCGGAATAAGTAATCCTTTGGTAATAGAAAATGATAAAGCTCGCGTAGAATTAGATGCTGGTAGTAGCGGTTCCGATACAAATGGTAGATTAATTCTAACATCAAAATGGCAAGATACTGTAGATGGAGAACAACATTCTTATGAGCGCACATTATCCTTAAGTAATGGTGGTAGATATATAAGTTACCCTGATATTATTTACAGATATAAAGATACTAACATTGATGCTGGCAGTAGTTTTGGTCGGGAGACTATCTTAGGTTTTCTTAATCTTCTAGGACAAGGTGTTGGTACTACTTTGAGTCATGTAGGTGCCGGAGCTGTAATCAATGTAAATATAGATAATGATACTATCAAGGTAAATCAGTCCGGTCAATTATACGCAGATGTACAAAGTGGTAGCTCTTATACTGCCGGAGCTGGTATAGATATTACTAATGATGTGATTAGTATTGATAATACTGTAGTTACTACTACGGGCACACAAACATTATCAAATAAAACTTTTGAGCACAATATTATAATACATCCTGATGAGAGGTATTACTATTCAAGTATAATTGCACAAGGCGATACTTATACAGCAAATTTAATACAATTTAATTCTGCTCGCACGATTGTGGGCAATAATAACTCGCAATTATATTTCAATGGTTCTTTAGATAGACCGGGATATAATAATAATAGCCTGGCTTTATATTCGGATATTCCTGATGTAAGTAATTTCGTAACTAATTCAAGTTTAGCTACTACACTTTCAAATTACGCTTTGGTTTCGTCTCTGCCAGACATGACTAATTACTATACTAAAACAGAGGTTGATAATTTGTTACAAGCACAAGCTGATTTAATAGATGCACTAGAAGCTAGAGTAACTGCTTTAGAAAACAATATCAATGGAGGTAATGCATAATGGGTTTTATAGCTAATATAGATAAAGTTGATGGTGGTGATTATACCTTAAATGGAAGTATATTAACTAATCCTACCTCAGTCTTACAAAAACAAATTGGATTATCTACTCCTGATAAGAATAAAGAATTACTTTTTGAAGCCAGAATAAAACCGGTATATAACTCTAATAACAACTATCAGGAAATTTATTGGTTAGGTGGAGAAACCGCAGATACATGCATAGGATTTTGGAGATTATACTGGGCTAATTCAACCAGATGTTTTATAAATTTTGGGTTTACGGGCAGAAATAATGAGACATCTGGAGATTATGGCTTTAACGCAAGTCTGCAAGTAGAACTGCCAACCGAAACTATCGGACAATGGATTGATATTAAAAGTTCTTTTATGATGCAACAAGGTAGTAGTGTTATTTATCAATCTACTTACTATAAGTATACTTCAGATAGTGACTATACTCGGTTAAGTAATAATAATATTAATATCTCTAATATAAACTATAAGCCTATTCTTACAGACGTACCGGTTCAGTTCTTTGTTAGACCGGAAAATACCGCACCGTTTGTTGGAGAAGTAGATTTAGAAGGTTGTCAAATTTCTTACGATGGTAATGTATTATGGACTGGAGGTGAAGTAGTATCAAGTCCTGGTACTCGTATACAACTTCGTCACGATACCGCTTCTAACTGGACGGCTGTTAATCCATTATTATTAGAAGGAGAAGTAGGTATTGAAACAGATACGGGTTATAAAAAAGTTGGCAATGGTACTGATACTTGGAATAACCTTCCTTATGAAATACCTATTAAAGAAGGTGAGGTTATTGGAGTTAATGTTTCGGGTACCAATTTACAAATTGCAGATGGAATATTAACCAGTGACTTTACAGAAGACATTGTGCTAACTGATGCTAAGCTAGACTTTAATAGTAGTTTTACTGTTAATTTAAAAATTAGATTTCCTAATAACACTAGCTCTTCACTTCCCCAAAGTGAAATATTCCATGCGAGTTATATAAGTCCAGAAAGTGGTATTCCTTTTCAGCTATGGATAAGAGTAGGCGGACAAAGTTGGCATCCAGTAGTGGGTATATTTAGTTCAGATGGTACTCATAATAACTTGAACGATATAGATTATGTTGTTGCCTCTAATCCAAGTAATAAATGGGTTACACTTAAATTTAGTTATAATGCTGGCACAATAACAACTGAGTCAACAATAGAAGGGGGAACTACTCAAACTAATAGTAAAACCGGAACTATATATTCTAGTTTAAATGGGGGCTATCTTAATCCTTACATAGTATTCCCCACAGATAATCAATATAATGATGTTATTATGTATGACCTTAATAATTGTTATATTGAAGTAGATGGAAAAGAAGTATGGAGAGGTATAGGTCCTGTTAAAACTTTGACGCCTTTGGCTAATTCAAATCAAGTAGGTTTAGTGCGTCCTGATAATAGAACTATTCAGATTGATAGTAAAGGTATTATAACTGCAATACCAGAGGTAACTCAAGAAGATATTGATGCTTTAGAAACCACAATAGATAATAAGCAGAATGTATTCGCCCTTGGAACTGGTTTAGAGTATGTATCTACATTATATCCCAACAATCTAGCTAGTAATAGTGGAATATATTATAGTAGTTACGAAAACTCTTACTACCCTTACTATGCTTTTGATGGTAATAGTTCTACGTATTGGGGGCCAGCCACGGCGCCTACTGTTAGCAATCCTTGCTATATAACTAGATACCTTGGTCAAGCTTATTATATATCTGAGGTAACTATAAGTTATAGAGATGCTAATGAAATATTTACTAGTGGGGAAATTCTAGGGTCTAATGATAATAGTAACTGGACCTCTATTGCAACCTTTAATAATAATACTAATAATCCGCAAACCCATATTTGCAATAGCACAACAGCTTATAGCTACATAAAATTACAAGCAACTAGTGCTAGTGGAGGGTATGGTAAAGTTGGAGAAATGAACATCTACTATCAACCTTCATCAGTTTCTACACTAGAAATAGATGTTCCATATATTACATCATTGGCTATGCCGGATTATAGTGCGGGAGTCAGTGTATCTACATCCGCAAGCTATACCGCTCCTTCATCAGGTGTTATATATGCCTATACTACATATTCAGGGAACGCATATATATTAGTAAATGGTCAGGATGTATGGATGATAAATTATTTTGGTGCAGGTGGTAATACACATAGAAGCGGATATTTCTTGGTATCTAAAAATGATGTTGTTACGTTTACTAATATAGATGGGAATGCTACTTTCTTCCCAATGATAGGAGCGAACTAATGATTAAATATGCAAAAATAATAAATGAAGAAACTGGACTTTGTGAGGTTGGTATAGGAACAAATTCCGAGTTTTATAAATCAATCGGAATGATTGAGTTAGACGTAGATAAATCTGATAAAGATAATTGTTGGTATCTATATGAAAAATGTCCTCATAAATCGGAGGAGGAGAAAGCTGAGGAGGAAAGAAAGCGAATACAAGAATTAAGGATGACCCCTCTAGACTTTCTTAAAGCCTTAGAAACTCTTGGGGTTTCATACGAAACAGTAAAACAAATACTTGAGGCAAACCCCTTGGTTGAAAGAGAAATGAGATACTGTCAATTTGTGTATCGCAAACATCCAATGATAGAACAATTCGCTACGCAATATGGAATTACTTCTGAACAATTAGACGAGATGTTCATACAAGCAAATAAGGAGAATTAATTATGGCTTGCAAAGGCAAAAAGAAAAGAGGTAGATAATGCATATAGATATATTGTACTCGCGCGTACGACGGAAGGTGAGGGGGAGACTCCTCTCCCTTCTGGAGGTTTTACAAAACGAGAATGTAGATAAAATAGAACAAGCTCTTATAGCTGAGGGGATGCGTACCTTGGTCGGTAGCTATACGGATAAGATACCCGATAAAGCTTATGACTTAGTTGCAAAGGAAGTAGTTAAATGTCTGAACAAGATAAACAACCGTATGCAAGACAGGATAAAAAAATCCCTGAACTAAAAATAAGCTCCCCTGAAAGAAAAAAGTTTGAAGTATTATATCAACCATGGACCCCCTACTTTAGACCGGGGCATTGGTTACAATTTATTTGGAGGTTTTAAATATGGTAGAATATTATAATCCTAATCCTGATTTACTAAAGGCTATGGACCAATTAGCACAATGGAGGTCTGCGCAAATGGGGGGCTATACTCCACAAACTCAGCAACTGTATGGTAATGTAGCCCGTCAAGCTAGTCAAAAAGGACTTGGCTCTCTGGCTGGCAATATTTTTAAGAATGGTTTAAGAATTGCTGGACCTATAGGTGTAGCATATAATGTACTCCAAGGGTTAAATAGTCCCATATCAGCAAGTGATATAGATTATTATACTAAATTACAGCAATCAGCACCTTTTACGCAAGAACAATTAAGTAACCTAAATTATTTCGGTAGATAATATGCAAGCAAGATTTTTAACAGATGAGAGTAGGGTAGGACACTTACAAAAAGACTTATACTATTGTGAAGACAATACCCTATTCCAAGATAAGAGAGGAAATATATATATAGTACCACGAGGGTTCGTTACTGACTTCTATTCCATACCAGATATGCTGGCTTGGATAACAGGAGACTCAGCAGAGAGAGACCCTCGTCCCTGTATAGTACATGACTTTGGTTGCGCATTTCATGGGCTATTAAAAGTAAGAGGAATGACTATTCATGACTTAATAGTCTATGGATATCTTACTAAACATTACTCAGAGTTAAGACAAAAAGATTATAATGTATGTATGGACATTCCAGTATGTTTCTTAGAGTTTATACCAATGAGTAAAGGAGAAGTAAATGATATACTTGGTGAGGCTATGGATTGTCTGCTGGTTCCCCGTAGAAAGCTTATACGTGCTGGCGTATGCTTTAATATTAATTGGTATTGGACTGGTACTAAATTCGATTTTAATAAAATATATACAATATATAATCACTATAAGAGGTAAAATAAATGAACTTAACGAAACACTTTACACTAGAAGAAATGGAGGCTAGTGATACAGCTAGACGTATGGGAGTATGTAATAAAGCTCCCTCTACAGTTGTAAAAAACTTAGGGTTTTTAGCAAGTAATTTACTTGAACCATTAAGAACCTTAGTAGGTAAATCCATATATATTTCTTCTGGCTATAGGTGCGAACTATTAAATAAAAAGGTTGGTGGGTCTCCCACTAGTCAACACAGGTATGGTCAAGCCGTTGATATAGAGGTATTCGGTATGTCTCCTAAGGATTTATACCTGCTAATAAAGAATAGCGGTTTGGATTATGACCAGCTAATATTAGAAAAAACAAAGAAAGCCGAATGGGTTCATGTAAGCTTTTGTAAACATAATCGTAATCAGAATTTAATATATAAAGATGGTAAATATACCCTTGATTAGGTTACCCAATTCTATCGAATTCAAGGAAATTAAATCTAAGAGTACTGTAATCAATTTTAACAAGGGTCGAAGTTAATTATGATAAAGATTACCTAAAAGATATTTACCCTGTCTTAAATCGTATTCTAGCTAGCTTAGATAAAGGATATGATATTATGGATAAAACAACACGAGATTTTTTAGAAAGACTTGACAAGAGATTAGATACAATGGAAGCTGATGTAAAAGACTTACTCGCTTGGAAGAATAGAATGATGGGAGTATTTATAGCAGTAAGTGTTGTATGTAGCTTTTTGATTACTGAGATTAAGTCAAGATTAGGAATTGTATAGACAAAAGAAAAGAGGGTACCGATTATTCAGTATCCTCTTTTTTATTATCTTAATATAATTAAACTAGATTTTAAACTGTTAAGTATTTTTCCTATATTAATAGGTTCTAATTCCTTATTGTAATCTATATCATCTATAATCCCAGGGTCATCAAACTGTATCTTGTCAGGATTATCCTTGGTTACCCATCCAAAGACATAAGGGCATCTATATTTATCTTTTGGGAGCGGGGAGTAATATCCTTTAAAGCATAATAAATTTTTAATAAATGTATATACATCACCTCTACAATAGGCTTGATATATATTTTTAGGTTTTGTAAATTTATTGTATAATAATAAATTTAATATAGGGTATATTGCTCCTACAATAAACATAAAATAATATACTTTAATATTATTTATTAGGTAATTAAATCTCTCTTTAAGTGTTAAATTACGTGAATTATATATTATCATTTTTCCTCCTTATTATTATTTAGTAAATTCAATTTTTCCAACCAAGAGATTTTCTGGATGATTAGGTACAGTATCTGGTCTATCGTCTCCTGGTTTGTATAATTTAATATCTATAGATTTAATCTTTGACCTTCTATTAAGTTCTGCTATTTTTTTGGATGTAAGCTTCCGCCTGACCTTCTGCGGAGTTTTCTTCACCTTCGGGTGTATTTCCTTCTTCCCCTTCACCTTCTCCTGCTCCTACATTTTCGTATTCATCAATGTACGCATTGATTTTATCCAAAATTGTTTGCGGTTTTTGAGAAGATTGCATACCTGCAATTTTTAACTCAACTCCAATCTCTTTTAATTTTGCAATATCTACTCTAATATTAATACTTTTACACAAATATCGTTACTATTTTTTATAGAACATTCCTCTAATTTCATATATCTTACTTCTGATATTTTTGTTGATATTCGTTCTGCATATACCCTAGTAGTATTACGAATAAAATCTTTATTTTCTTTGAACTCAAAGGGAATATTTATTGCTGCTTGTACTTTGGTCTGATATTCCTTAGGTTTATGTATTGTAGTATTCAACAAAACCCCTAAGTTATCTAATTCTATTTGTAAATATTTACTTACATATGCTGTTGTTTTCATTTATTTTCCCCCATTTATTTTTCTAAACAACTCTCTAAATATTCCACATAGGATTGCATACTCTCAATAAGCGCTAATGCAAATTGATGATGTTCGTCGTCCATCTCTGGAATGATTGTATATATAATAGAATATAAGTCTAGGTTACCGGGTTCTTCATATACAAACATTGGTGGTACTAACCAATCATCATCTTGTCTATACCAGGACTCATGGGTTTCTATTCTAAACTCTCTGAGTATACTCTCTAACCATATGCATCTATAACCTTTTGGCAATTGAAAATCTAATGCTTTGTTTTCTTCTTCACCCATATTTACTCCAACTTAACTGTAGATAAACCTCTACCTAATGCATTAACAACTTCTTCATCATACTTATATTCTTCATTATGTGATAGCCAATCTATAGCATGAAGCAATTTATGGAAGAAAGTTTGTTTCATATTCTCAGGGGATTGTCGAGTTGATAATATAATTAAAGAGTCAATTGGAGAAAAAGCTCCAAAGACTAATTGATTATTAATAAGTAATTCATCAGTATTATCGGTTTCTTTTATATGTAAGGTATGACCAAGAACCTCTACTTTACTAAACCCTAACCTAGTTTTCTTCTTTGTCTTCTTTGTCATCTTCAACCTCCGTTATATTTTTATAATCTCTAAAAAACCTTTGACCATATAATATAAATCTACTTTTATATTCTTCTGGTAGTTTATCTACATATCTAGCATTTATTTCTGATATAGCCCCAATAAATTCAAGAGCTATGTCTAGTTTAGCTTCTAATTGCTGAAAATATTTTATTAATTTCATTCTTTCACCTCCTTCGGATACATTATCTTATCCACAAGTTCTGGATTATTCATTAAATAATATTCTAATATAGCCAATGCATTCCAAGCCATATGTGCTAGATGGGGCAAACCAGTCTCATTATCAAACTCTTGGTCTGCATAATACTTAGTTAGATGTCTAACAAGAGAGTCTGTGTATCTTTCTATTATGTGCTCGTTTAGTTTCCAATTATTAGGGTTTGGATATTTATGAGTTCCAAACTCAATTGCTGAGCCTACTGCATTAATTGCCCTAGGGAATACTCTAAGTACAGTACCTGGCATAGGCTTACCAGAGTCATATTTCTTACCTTGTTCTTTACTCATCTAATAAATCTCCTATATAACTTATTAACCCATGAATACTTGGTAAAACGAATGCAATAGGTTTATCTTCAATACTACTTAGAATAGAACGTATTTTAGTTAACCCCTCTATATACCGACTTTCCCTTGTATACATACTCTTTATATTATTTATATTATCTCCACTTGTCATTCCAATATCTCCCTTATCCGTTTACGTCTGTTACAAAATCTATCGAGGCTGTTGCGCTGCTCGTAAATGCAAAGTCTTTACTCTTGCCGCCACCGATTGGTAATGTTTTCATCACAGCCTTTACGGAATCTCCCTCGCTTCAAATATTTTCTTAAAAGCATCCTCATTATCTTTTGGGTTAACAGTAAAATAATCTATTGCCCATTGTAAAGCATATCTTGCACCTTTTATTCTTTCACTTTCGCCTTCTCTATGCCTTAAAGCATAAATTATTGTTTCTCTTATTTTTTCATAACTTTTCATTTTCTTCCCTCACTTTCCTTGATACTCCTTATACTATAAAGAATTACCACAATACATACCTCAATAGCAATAGCAGTAGTAAACCCAAATATAAATTCTAAAGTTTTAATCACCATTATAGCACCTTTACCTCACCAGTATTGAAGTTATACCTATCAATACTTACCATACTAACTAAATTAAGATTAGTAGTAAAGTCTTTAAGTTGACCCTTCTCTCTAAACAATTCTCTAACATCATCAAGAATATGCGGTTCACTATCTAAAAATTTGGTAGTCTTAACTTCACCATAACCTTCAAGACCTTGTATATTATCAGCCTTATCTCCCATTATAATCTGCTTCATTAAATTATAATCAGCTTCCTGTTGATTAATAACATATTGTTTATCATGGAGTGGGTCATATAATTCACAAGGGAATGAGTGGAAGTCTTTATCAATACTAACTAATATTTTTCTAGTAGGATAATTCCGATTATCTTCTGAAATTATTCTACAAGTATCATCAGCCTCCAGATTAGGCAGAGATGCTACATCATAGTTATTAAATACTTCATTGAGGACTATATCATACATTGGAGGTTTTTCTTTATCTTTACGATTAGCTTTATAATCCGGATAGCATTGTTTTCTCCAATTATTTTTATCACCAATTACAAGAACCACGTCATTGGTTAAGAACTTATTCTTTAAGTTTTCTATAAAACCGTTTAAGAAATCCATACCTTTACGCAAGTCATAAGACTCAGTATATATATATTTATTCTTGCTATCTTGAATTAAAGTCTTACAAGCTGTACATGCTCTGAATATATAACTTTCAATATCAATTACTAATAACATTGTAACTCCTTACCAATTTCTTGTACCAATAAATATAAATAATAGAATAAAACATAAAAGGAATATTTGAAACATTAACTTAGACTCTCCTTAAAATCAATATAAGCTCGTTTAACATCTGCTGGTATTGTGAGGTCATAGATTGTAATCTCAACTCTAGGCCTATCAGTAGATATACCTCCGAAAGTATTAAAGGTTAGTGGTAAATTCTCATGACGGTCATCTGGCAATCTACCTAGTTCTACTATTGCATCCTCAAAAAACTTCTGATGTATTGAAGTTACATTACCTATATCAAACCTACGTCTGTCACCTTTAAATACTTTATATTGAATTGCTATTTTATCTAGTGGTACTGGCATTTGGTCTAATATTCTGTCTTTCATAAATGCTTTATAATTTACTTTAGCTGAATTAAGAGTACGAAAATAAGCATTGCGATAGTTATTTAAGTTGAGAATGAATTGTCTCTTACTATTAATGCTAATAGCAAGAGGACTTTCAATTATTGTAACCATCTATACCTCCAGTTCGTTAAAGCATTCTTTACAAATAAATATATAAGGTGTTTCCAAACCCAATGACTCTACGTAGGGAGTCTTTAATTTATATTCCGAATGAGTTTCTCCACACATTGCACATCTATGCGGATACTTACTAGGTTCGTACATCTCTTGCGTACGTTTTAAACCTTGTGCTTCTAATGCAGAAGCAAACATCTTGTCTTCAATCCTGTCTTCCATTAATAACTACCTCCATTAATTAATTCTTCTACTTGTTCTTCCGTCCAAGAGCATCCCTTCAAAAAATATTTTAGATTATCGGCTAATTCTGTAATACCTATATCTGATGAAAACTTATATACCATTGATATATCACCATATGTATATTTAAATTCGTAATAATCTTTATCCATTATTTAATCTCCTATTAGTTTGTTCTACAAATTCTTTTATGTCTGGATTGATATCTTTAGTTCTAACCTTTGGTCTTATATCCTCAAGAGTTTCTAAAATTTGCTTCTGTATTATGTTATAATCCATATTTGCTAGATTATAGTTATGTAAGTTATATATTTCATATAATATTTTACCTAATCTATGTAGAAGTATTACATCCATTCTTACCTCCCCATTATAGTATCTATTTGTTTTATTCTATCAGCCGTACTAGGGTGAGTCGAATGTGTCTTGTTAAAATCCTCTTGCGGAGTTATTATTCTGAGAGCATCTGCAAGACCTTCGGGTATGCCCAATGTTTTAACAAGATAAGTAGCAAACCGGTCCGCCTGAAACTCGTATTCTCTTTTCATAGCAGATATATATTTCATATTACAACTATTATTATGCTTACATATCATCAAATGCTCAGAAGTTTTTTCTACATGCTCTAATATCCTATGACCAGCCTCATGATATAAGACTCCTCTTATCTCTCTTTCATTCATAACTTCTAACAACTTAGATGTTACGGTGATGTTTCCATATGCAGAAGTTCTTGCTCCTAAATGAGTAGCTTCTACTTCTTTGACGGTACATGGCTTATTAAATATAGCACAAACTATTTCTGTTTCTTTAAATAGATGTTCCTTTTCGCACTGTGTTATACCAAAGGCCGGTCTCAATCCAAGACCCAACATAACTTCTATTACTAAGATTGATATAATAATAAATCTAGACACTTACCATCCCTCCGTAAATTGCGTACGATTACCTTGAAATCTCATTCTAATTGTAGTACCTGAGCGTCCGCCTCTATTCTTAGCTATAATTAATTCAGACTTACCTTGGTTATTAGGATTGAATTGATTATGTACTTCATCTCTGTATAAAAACATAACTACATCCGCATCTTGTTCTATAGAGCCAGAGTCTCTTAAATCTGATAGTATTGGTCTTTTATCTGCACGTTGCTCCAACATACGTGATAATTGACATAACGCTAAGATAGGTATATCATATTTTAATGCTAGTTGTTTTAGGCCCTGAGAATTCTCGGTAACTTTTTTATAGTCATCAATTCTTTTACCATCAATACTACCCATAAGTTGTAGATAATCTATAATAACAATATCGCAACTCCCGTATTGTTGTTTACATTGTATTATGCTCTTTTCTATATCACCTATATTTATTCTACATCCGGAGACTATTCTCATTTTCTCTTTACTCATATCCTCTCCAGCTTGGCAGAATGCTTCTAAAATTTTGTCTCTTTCGTCTACCATCCTAGATAGATACTCTAGATTATATCCAGTACGTCTAGCCACTGACCTCTCCGCATACTGTTGTGTAGTCATTTCGAGAGTGAAGAATAATACATTCTTATCTGGTTGTTTTGATATATATTCACCTATCTGTTGTGCTAATGCAGATTTACCAACCCCTGGCCTAGCTCCTAATATATAAAATTTACCTTTACATAAGCCTGACGTGATGTTGTCTAATGATAAGATACCCGTAGGTAGCCCCAGAGTTCCTGTTGTAGACTCGCACATTCTCTCTACGTCTTTAAAAAACTCAGCAAACCCAGTGTCAAGACTTACAAAATCAGTATGGGATGTACGGGTCATTATTTCATTACTCTTTACGTACAACGTACTAGCGATATCATCCACATCATCTTTACCTTCAAGACATTGCATAGCTTCCCTACATAAGTTTATAAGATATCTCTTTTTGCTATACTTAATAATAACTTTGCATAATTGCTCCCAATTACGAGAAGTAATGTAACACATTACTATCTCTGCTAGGGTTGAATTAGAAACAATTTCTATCTCGCCATTAAACTTAAGTAATTCATATACGGAGACATTATCTGTAGGTTTACCTTGTCTATATAAATCCGATATTGCTTTATAAATATATCTATGAGTCTTTTGGTAGAAGTCTTCTGGTTTTAAAGTAGATAATATGTTAGATACTTTGTTTTCATCGCACATACATATAGCTAGTATATTATCTTCTGCTTCTTTACTATATAAATCTTCTACTGTTTCCATAATTAAAATCCTATTGTTATACCTACATTACCGGCCCATGAGCTATCGCCGCCATAACTGGCCCCCGCAGATAACATTATCTTATCATTAATATAATGGAATATTCCGATAGCTCCAGCAACATTATCTGCATACATACCTGTCGCTATGCTTACTTGAGTCTTACCTTTGTATCTCGGGTTAGGATGTAATCCAGTTAACGCAGTGACTGTTGCTAATCCCTTTTCTAATTTATTGTCCAATCTATTTACTTGTGATTGCAACCCATCAACCCTTGTATTTAATCTAGATACATCATTCTTCATTGCATTGAGATTAGATGTATTAGCTTGTACTTGATTGTTAACTTGTTGAATATTATTTTCTATAGCACTGGTATCTATTTGTTGTAACTCTCCAGTCTGGAATGATTGACCTAAGTTGTCTTGTACATAGAACTTTCCATCTTTAAAATATGATTTAACAATCTTGGTATCATAATCTGTTAAGTGGAGTGTGTAACTATTATAGGTTTTGGTTCCCTCCTTACCATTAAATCTCATCTGTTGTTCCGATACTAAGTTTTTTGGAGTGTACTGAGTCTTGGGTTGTTCCCACATCTCTATTGATTGCAACTGGTCTACGTGAAATTCTTCTTCAAAACTAGAATTAGAATAGCTTGCACTTATATCTTGTGCAAATGATTGTGTACCTAAAAACAATACAGTTAAAAGTAATACGGTTTGTTTCATTATACCTCCTTATCTATATCTATATTATATTTGTCTACTAAATAAATAATCTCTTGATTATCATACCTTAATTCAAGTGGAGTCTGTCTTATAAACTCAATAGCCTGCTGTTTATTATTAATATCAAAGAAATCTATATACCCTTGTTGTTCCTCTGTTATACTTATCTGAGGATAGTTTTTAAAAAGTTTCTCGGCTACCCATCCTTTACCCATTATATGATAATGAGATATAGTTTGCAACTCTTTTAATTTTTGTCTACCTCGTATAACACATTCGGTATTTTCTTCTAGGTATTGGATATAGTCATACATGTATTCTACTAAGATATGAAATCCTTGTTCCCCATATCCTGAAATTAATCTCTCCATCTGATAAGGTCTTAATCTAACCTTACCCTCTGGTGCCTTAGCCTTAGCCCCTTCTCTATTAAGGAGTATGAACTTTGACCTATGGAGGTCGTATCTCTCTGTTAGTATTTGATATATCTCCTTCATATACTTATCAGGAAGTGTAGATATATACGCTATAAGTATTTCTCTATCTGATTGTTTAGTCATTATATACTCCTATTAAAATAGTGAAACCAATCCGCTTTATATATTTCAACTGCCGTTGTTACTCTTATTTTATACTTACTATCCATTACCGCGGTATCGCTGTAACCCTTGACGCATACTTTATCGCCTACTGCCAACTCATTCGTAACATAGCCCATCAAATAGTTATAAACTCTTACAGTACATGGATAACTGACTACGTCTAATTTTCTATTTGACCCTAGTTCTCGCAATATATACCCTGTACATCTAAGGGTTACAAAGGGTTTATCTTGCCATGAGTTATCAGTAATTTCTCTTACTATTAAATTATGTATTTCATTCCAGCCGGACTGGTTCCAACCTTGTGTCATATATTAAACTTATCCTTTAGATATTTACAACTCTCAGATATATCGCGCTCGTACCACGGGGTACCTTCAATATATTGTCGGGCTAATTCCTCAGTATCAATTAGTTTATAATCCATAGACATAGTAATATTAATAGCATCCGCTAACATATCACTAGCTTTTTTCTTATTAGTATACATTTCTGCATACTCTTTAAGTCGCTTGCGTATTTCAGGTGGACTATATTCTTTTGCAGTCTTCTTCAAATAACTATCAAGTTGAACACAACTATAAGAGACTACCTCCGCTCCGTACTTGTGTACTAGCGCATTAAAAAATCTTGAGGAAATCTTAAATTTATCGAACTCTATGGTATCTCTATATTGTATAGTCTTTTGAATAGCCTTGCGTTTTTCTGGGGGAAGTAATTCTCTCATTGCTTTTTCCCTAGCTTCGAGATAATAACATAAGTTATTTATATTGACCATTAGTGTAGCTAACATATACCTATTAGTTAATATCTCTGTTGCTATCTTAAACTTATCATATTTATTTCTATAATCTTTATCCATATTACCTCAAAGAAAATTAGTAGGAGGGATTAAACCCTCCGTACTGTATCAGGGCTGAAGTCGATAATAGTACCTTGATTGGTAGTTTCAAGCTTAAACAAACCCAAGTCTGCCAATGCTTTTAAACCTCTGCTTACTGTAGATTTATTCTTATATCTCAGAGTCTTACGTAGGTCTTCCATACTAAAACTTAGTCCAGTTACATTATCGCAAGTAAGTTCTACTGCTAAGTATGCACCTAATATCCGGTATAAGATTTTGCTTAATGTTTTTGAATTAAGTATCGTACTCAAAATAACTATATCGATATCTAATCTCATTCTATTTTCCTTTTTCTTGTTTTAATAATATACTTGTTACCCAACCCCCTAACATCGGGGCCATTAAAATAAACTCGTCATCAGTTACTCCTAACTCATTAATAGCTACTTGTTTAAACTGTTGATAGAGTTGTATTCGGTTCACAATTTCGGTATGTACATCTATTGGTTGGGGTTGTTGTTTTTGATAACCTCCAGTGTTTCCATAGCCTCCGCCTTGTTGCTGATAACCTCCATTGTTTCCGTAACCTCCGCGGTTAAAGTTTCCGTATGCCATATTTACCTCCTTCATTTAATACTTGTTGGCATTCTTTTGTGCTTAAATATCCCTCATTATATAATAGGAATATATCATCTAATATAATTTGTTTATTCTTATAGGCCTCTATTATTTCTTTAACATATTCGCTCATTAGTCACCTCCATTTATCAAATGATTATTAATTCTATCAAACTCTGATATTATCCACTCATTTAAAGATGTTTTATGTTGAAGACAATCACAATTGCATTCTTCAAAATCCTTCTTACATAAGAACTTATCAAACTTACCCTGTTCATCAGTCCAAGGTAACGCATTAGTACATCTGTATATTTCATTATCCATAAATCACCTTCTCAATCTTTCTGAATATTAGTTTGCATTTAATACATGCAAACCTAAGTGGGTTAGTTACTTTATATTTCATAATATTTACCCCTTTCGTTATTTGCTTTACCTTATACTTTTAGTATAACATATCTATTATAATAATTGCTCTTGTTTATAATATATCTGTTACATTTATTCATAATACTTTTTATAAATCATTGCGTTTTTGTAAATTCTTCCGCGCCCTTTATAATGACTCATAAACCTTTGAATACTCTTGTGACATTCTTTATTATCTAAAATTCTATCCATAAAATAAATCCAATTTGCTATATTTTTATTCGTTATCATATTTACCTCCGTAATATGCTTTTAATATCCTATCCTTATATCGTTTAACTTCTGCTGATACCCATTGTTGCTGTACATTATTTTTTTTAGCCACTTCTGTAAGAGTATCACAATATAAGGTATCTTTTAATATTTTTTTATTTATCTCCTTGCATGGTAGACTATCGATTATCTTAGTCAATCTTTTTATTGCAAGTTCTTTATCAAACCCCCCGTTGACTTCAACATCTGGAGCTCCGATTATATTATGAAACATATCTATATCAGAATTATTTTCGGTTTTTCTATCATAAATCAACTGCCGTTGTATAGCCCTATGAACAGCCTTGTTTACATAATATTTGAATGGTACATTCTTATTTTTATTATAGTGTAGTAATGCCTTATATAATGCTATCAATCCTACTTGTTTAATCTCATCCCAATCTATATATGTTTTATAGTCAAGTGTTTTTTTTCTGTAAAATTCCGCTATCTTATAAACCAATAGTTTATATTTATTTATATCGTTATTAGTTATTGTCATTATTATTTACCTCTTGTCTTATAAGTTGCGCGAATGGTTCGCAATATTCATTCCCTAGTATCTTTTTAAACTCCGGTTTATATATACTAGCTGGTTTATAAAAGTCTGATACTTTTAATTCATTGTGTTGCTTATCATACTCAAAAGTCTGACACTGGTAATGTATAATACATCCCTCGTAAATAGCACGTAGAGCGTACTCTGTAGCTTTATCATATGAACTATGATGTTTATTTATTGCGTTGCGTTTTTTAATTGTCATTGTCGTATTTCTCCAATTCGTAATAAGTTTTGAGACTATGGGGTGATTGTGACAACTCCCCTGCCAGTTCTAATAATTCTGAGTTACATTTAGGGCAATGGAGTATGCATTCACCTTGATTGTCTATTGTCAATATAATTTCATTTTCCATTGAAGTAACCTTGCAGTCTTTACATTTAAATATATCCATGATTATTATCCTTCATATTCCATAATAAAATCTAACAAATCATTGAAATTGCTTGCAATTCTATCTAGTGTTTCAGAGTCTATGTCTTTTATCTAAGCATACAATCTTGAGTACATACCTTGGCTCATACCTAACTCTTTTATACCTTGCAATAATTCTTTACCCGTCATAATTATTTTACCTCCGTATTTTTTAACAAATGCTTTTTAGTTTCTGTATATTCTTTACTTGTAAAGTATGGGTATATATTCATAAATTCTTTTTTAGTTAATCTCTTTAAGTCTCTGAGTGTCTGGCCCTTAGGATTAAGTACATAGTTATAATCGATTTCATTATTCTTTAAGTAAGTCATAGCTTTTCTTATAAGTTTCAATAATAAACTCTGATATGTATAACATTCCCATGTACGGTTATAGTATCTTATTTTACATGTTACTCCGATATCATGGTTGTTATATAGTACTCTACCTCTATGGCCCCATGAATTACGAGTCTCGTAATATTCACATACAAATTGTAAAGGTTTAAAATCTTTTATTTTAAATCCGTAGGATTTGCAGTAGTCTTTAATATTTTGGTTGTTATCTATTGTAAATATTTGCATTGTTTATACCTCCTTATATATTAGTATCTAACTTTAATGCTAAACATTTTTCTAAGTGCAATTCTACATCAACTCTATCTATACAATCGAATATGGTATCTGAGAATAATGTTGCGAATTGCGCATCTTGATATGTTTTATATATTCCAATATACGCAAGTCCGTATGCTCTTATATAATTGTTTATAATTTTCTCAGTAGGTTTATAATTTACCTCTATTGGTTCACTTTTACTGAATGCTAGATAATATTTACTCATAATTATATCTCCTTATATAAGTGTTCTAGATACTTTAATCTTATAATCAATTCTTTTAATTTTTCTGCTTGCCTCTTGCCTAATTTACGAGTTTTGTTTTGTAATTCTTCTAGTTCATATTCAGTCATTGATATCTCATTTTTAAAAGCTGTATCTAATAACCAATTACCATAAGGGCAATAATGGAATACTATGTCTGATTGGGTTTTATATAGTCCTATAATAGATTGATGTCTTCTAGTAGTTTCTGAATAATAAGTATTATTAAAGACTTTCAATAATCCTCTACGTGTACAAAATTCCTGATATATTGGCGTTGAATAACTGTAAATTGTATTAGTTGGTATATGTTTTAATAAACTACCGGTTGAGTTAAGTTTTTTGTATTCTCTAGTTCTAGTCATAATTAATTCCTTCCTGAGCTATGCTCGTTATAATACCTCTATCTCTTGTTTTGTTATTAATACCGACTCTTGATTTAATTCTTTACGTAACATATTCTTTATATCATCTGTAAAGAGTTCATGGTTTATAATTATGTCAACTATAACGCTTGGTTCACATACAGTCATAGTATCTGATTTATAATGACCCTTACCTTTTATGATTGTATAGTTATCTATGAAATTATACCGCATAACTTTACGAACCATATTAAAAAAATCTGTATTACTTAATTCTTGTTTTTTAGTATCCTTGTCGAACATACCTATGTAAATATTGTACTTATACATATTTGTCACTCCTTATCTTTTATATTTATATTATACCACTTAATTATATAGTTCTAACAATTTGTAAACTTTTTGTTACAATTATAGTCTAATTCTTATTATTTTATACAAGTATTCCGACTTGTCATAATATATAACTTATTGCTTACATTATTAGTATAAACTATATAATAAAATAATACATCCTCCTAAAGTACTATTTTTATCTAATACTTTAGAACTATTTTTTGTATTGCAATTTTATAAGACATATTGAAATTAGTTTTATACTAAGCAGTATCTATTCTAATATATTTAAAGATACTTATAACTTGATTATGTTATTGCATTTTATTGTAATTATTTTGGACTAAGTATTTTGTATCGTGTAGATATATTTTGTACTATATAAAAATGTTAGTGCTTGAATTGGTTTAGTAATTGGGTTTTTGGGATAGTATTACCCTCCTCATTCTTTTCCCCATGCCCCTGGGCGTCGAATAGGGGGGCTCTTTTTTTAAACCGGGAGGGGGATTAGCACCCAAGCTTTTCGTACCAAGAATTTCAAACTAAGTCAGAAATATATATCGCTTAGTTATATTTATATCGCTTAGATATATGTTTAAATAAAAAGAAGAAAATTACCTTCTTTCCCAAAAGAAAATATAAAAAGAAAAGGGTTTTCTTCCTAAAAAGAAGAAAATCTGTTTGTAAATAATTTATATGTTTGCTTATGAAAATGTGTAACGATACTTAAATATTCATTTATTTTTGTGTAAATAATATTTTACCATTGTGTAGATAATTACAATTTTATAAAGTAGAAATAAAGTAAGGTTCTCTTTCCTTCTTTCCTTCTTCTTCTCTCCCCCTATATAATATACTCTTTATAATAGAGTATATATAATATACTTCTTATAATGAAGTATATATACCCCCTCTTATTATTATCTTATTATCCTATCTTTCCTACAAACAAAGATTGGTACTTTCCAAAATGGAAATTCCCAAAAAGCTTTAGCTAGAATTGTTTACCCAATTCCTTAACCGCTATCTAAAACAAAGTTTTATCTAGAAAGAATGAGCACTAGGGGGGCGCGCAAAAATCATCGCATCCGGAAACCGTAATGATGTTACTTACTGGTTGTAACTAAATCTATTTGATTTATAATGAAGGTGACGGATGCCTGAACTCGCTTCGCTCGTTTTTATATCGTGTTAAGAATTGTAACAATTTAATATAAAAGTGAAGACTTTTTTTGAAAATTTTGTTAGTATATAAGTAGAGGGAGGAAAACATATGGCATTTAAATCAGGACAGCGTAGACTCCAGCAAAGATTACAAAGACAATTATTACAACAGGCTGGACTCGAAAAAGAATACAGAAGGTTACAACGTAGAATTAAGAAGGAGATGAATGGAGCTAGGCCTTATCTTTATAGAGATATAGAACCAATGACATTAGGAGAACCAGTTTGTATAATCCTAGTTTTAAACCAAGAAGATGAAATACTTGCAAAGGCTTATGGATTTACGGTAGAAGAAGTAATTAAAACAATGGAGGATTTCCTAGATGAATAAGTTCGTAGTAATAGGCGATTGCCACATACCATTTCAAGATAAGGCCGCAATTAAAGCATTTTTTAGGTTTATAAAAAAAGAACAACCAAATACAGTAATACTTAATGGCGATATTATAGATATGTATGATGTGTCGACATTTGATAAAGACCCTGAGAGAATAAACTCACTGCAAGGAGAGCTAGACGAGGCTATCGTATTCTTTAAAGGTTTGAGAAAATTACTTCCAGATGCAAAGTTGATTTTCATTAAGGGTAATCATTGTGCGAGACTTGAAAAATATTTAAAGAAACATCCTGAATTGTTTAGCTTGGATGCTTTAAAATTACCTAATCTATTAAGACTAAAAGATTTTGATATTGAATATTGCGATAAGTATTATCAGTTAGGTAGTTTAAAAATTACCCATGGTTCAATAGTTCGTAAGTTCGCTGGTTACACCGCCCATGCAGAACTCGATAAGAATGATTGTTCAGGAATATCTGGACATACTCACAGATTAGCAGTGTACTATAAGAAGACTCCAAGTAGAAGTTTAATGTGGGCAGAGTCAGGTTGTTTATGTGAACTAGAACCAGAATATATGGATAATCCAGATTGGACACAAGGATTTATTTACGGTACTATTCATAAAGATAGTTTTTCTATAATGCCTGTTCCAATTGTGGATGGTAAAATCAAATGTCCATTATGGGAGGATTAATGAACCATAAACCTAATGAATATATAATAAAAGATGAATATGCTTTAATAAAAGTTAAATACCATAATAAGATATATTATACAAAAGTAGATATAGATGATTTAGATTTAATATTAAATACTTGTAGATGGTTTGCACACCCAAGAAAAACGGATAATTATATTATTAATCGTTACGGAGAAAAACTTCATAGACTAATAACTAATTGTCCTAAGAATTTAGTAGTAGACCACATAAACGGAGATACTTTAGATAATCGTAAATCTAATCTTAGAATAGTATCACAGGTAGATAATATTAAAAACAGAATAAGAAAAATAAGTAAATTAGGTAAAGGTATATCTAGAAATCATAGCCTCTACTCAGCAGAGATGAGAATAGATGGTATTAGATATAGGAAAAATTTCAAAACATTAAAAGAAGCCATAGAGTACAGGAGATATCTCGAAGCTATGGCAAATAAATAAAAAGCTGGAAATTCATCACTTCCTTCCTTTTATTGTCACTTAGGGTTCCAGCTAATCCCTAAGACCTTTTCTTTTTGGAGGAAGAATGGCATTAACAAAAGAACATTGGATATTTATTGACAACTATATACAGACTATGGATTACGCTGAGTCTGCTAGAAAGATGGGAGTACCTGAGAAAGAGTCCGTAACAGCCGGACTTAATCTTATAGCTAATAAAGAAATTCAGGAGGCTATAAAGTTAAGACGAAATGAATTAGTAGAAGCTATGAGAGCCATACCAATGAATAAGGAACAAATACTTGCTACAATGATGTTTCAATATCAGAAAGCTAATAAACTAGAAAGAACTAAAGAAGCTACTGAGATACTTGCTAAGATAGCAGAAGCAAATGGTATAGACCTAAAACAAATTCAGGTTGAACCAATTAATTTAATTATCAATAATTTAGATGAAAATAAAATTTAAAGAATGGATACGCTAGAGTCGTATGCTGTAATATAGCATAACATAAAGGGTCTCTGGTCCAAAGTAAACTCGAGTAAGGCTTTGGCTCAAAGGTGGAATAAGAGGTCTTGTTGTTTTGACCAGTTTAGAGTTGAAACTGGTTCCACAAACCCTTCGGGGTTAATGCTATCGGACCAAAAGAGTAGGTCAGAATAGTTCAAAGGATACTACGTGTATCCTTTTATTTATACTACTCTCTCATACAAAGTTAGAATAGAGAGAGAAAGTCGTTGAAGCTCCCTCACTTTAGATAAGGCTAGGAGCTTCTTCTTTCGAAAAGAGAATTTGAATGGAATATATAATAAACTCAAAGAAGTATGGACGTAAAGTTGTCTTACTTGATGAAGAAGATTATAATAAAATTATAGCTTCAAATTTTAAATTACACCTAAAGTACGATAAGACTGTAAATAATTTTTACGTTCAATTTCACTATCCAGATACGACTAAGAAAGATAATAGAAGCACTATTGGATTGCATAGATGGGTAATGGGTAGTCCTAAGGGATTGCAAATAGACCACATCAATCGTAACCCATTAGATAATCGTAAATCTAATCTTAGAGTAGTTACTTGTCAACAAAATAGTCAGAATAAAGGTAACTATAAAAATAATAAAACTGGAATTAAAAATGTATATTATTGTAACATACATCAATGTTATATAGTAGAAATAAAATACAATAAGCGAGTTTTAAAAAGAAAACATTGTAAAACTCTAGACGAAGCTAAAACATGGAGAGAAATCCTAATTAAACAATTAGGGCTTGAGGGGGTGATGTAAGATGTCGAACTACGAAATTACTTTGCTCCCAGCACAACGTAAGTTTATAGAGGTTCCGAGTGATATTAAAAATATGACTCAATATGTGAGCCTCTATCAATGAGCAAGGAGGGTTCGGCTCCTGAGCTGGAAAGACATTTTCAGGTTCACTTAAAGGTTTATTAATTGCTATTAAATATCCTGGTAGCGAAGGCTTAGTTGGTGCGTCGACATATGCATTACTAAGTCAGACAACCTTACCTAAGTATTTTGAACATTTAGATAACCTGGGTTGGAATTATACTTGGAATGAAAAGAAGCAGACTCTTACTTTAGGTAATGGGTCTACAATTTTATTTAAGCATTTTGAGAATGCTGAGGACTTAAAGTCTATAGACAAGCATTGGTGCGAAATAGAGGAGATGTCTCAAATAGGAGAGGATAGTTTTAATATGTTGCTATCCCGTATTCGTAAAGCTCCTAGACCAGAATGGGGAGATAAATTTATATGGCAAATATTTGGTCATAGTAATCCTCAAGCAAGTAAAGGTTGGATATATGATAAATTTAAAAAACATCCTCAACCTAACTTTAGAAGAATAATAGCCCCTACGATTGAAAATTATCATCTACCTAAAGATTTCGTAGATAACCTAAAGAATACTTATAGTGAAGAATACTTTGCTATAAATGTATTAGGACAAGACGATGATAGTGAAAGCTTACTAGCAGTAAAAGGATTTAATTCTGATGTGCAAGTTTCAGAAGCTTTACAAATAAATCCAACATTTCCTATTCATTTAACTTGTGACTTTAACGTAGACCCAATGTGTTGGTATATATGTCAAGACTATAATAATAAGACTTATGTGTTATATGAGTTTGTTATAGAAAATACAGATACCCCTACATGTGCACAGTTAGTTGCAGAAACTCTAGGAGACAAATATAAAAAGCATCCAATTATAATAAATGGTGATGCTACTGGAAACAGTAAAACAACTAAAGGTGTTGATTATAATTTGCTTAAAACCGTACTTTATCGTGAAGGTTTCGTAAATTTACAAGTATCAACATTATTGAAAAACCCAAGTATCGAATGGAGAATGTCTTGTTTTAATGAATGGATGAGAGACCATACTGGTCAACATCATATTTTTATACATCCTCAGTGTAAATATTTTATATATAACTTAGAGAATGTTGAAATCAAAGAAGGAACAAGTAAACCAAAGATACCTAGTACGGGAGAACTTAAACGTAACCCTAAGGCTAAGTACTTAATCCATCCGATAGATGCAGTTAGTTATTTAGTTTGTAAATATCACCCAATCCGTAAAGAGTCTGAATGGACCGTATATAACAAAAATACAGCTACTGATGTATTTGGTGGTAAATATGATAGGCGATTAATATAGGAGAATTAAATGGTCGCGTACTTTTATAAAGAAAATAAAAAGGTAAGTCTTAATCCTGAAAAAAGAACTGCTATATGTAGTGATATAAAAGGTTTATTTAAAAAGTATTATAAAGCGCTAGAACCTTCAAGAAAAGAAACAGCAGATATACTTAAAAGTCTATTTCCAGATACAAATCCAGATAAAATGGAAAAAGTTCCAGACTTATATCAACAACATCAAACTTATATATCAGCTCTTCATAGAGCATGTACCCCTAGTTATCAAGCTATGGTAGATGTTGAAGGTTTAAATTTAGCTAGTAACGAACTAGCTTCAACTTATAAGGCTAGTCTAATTTATGACTTCAAGAATATAAAGTTATTAGATACTTTAGCTAAGATACTTTATGATTGGACTGTTAAAGGTGAGGCGGCCGCTTATATTCAATGGAAGACAGAAACGTATCAAAGAGTGGATACTGTTAATAATGAATATATAGATGAAGATGGTAATACAGTTAAGGAAACTTTAAAGGTTCGACAAGATATACCAATCTTTGAATGCGTAGATGTCAAATACTTAGACCCTCATAGTTTATATTTTGATAGAAGTCAAGTATCTGATTGGGAGAATTGCCGTAAGATATATAGAGACTTTGTTCCTCTTGAAAAGATATTAGCTAATCAAGGATATAATCTTACTCCTGAGGATAAGAAGGAACTGAAAGAATTAGTCAAACAACAACAAGAAAATGACATAGGACAAATTAATTCAGAAACTATAGTTTATGGTAATACCGTAGAAGTTCTGGAATTCGAAGGTACTTATACTTTACCAGGAGAAATAGAACCTCTTAGAAGAATTGAAGCTACAATAGTTGCTGGTAAGTATTTGTCTCAGTTCCAAGAGAGTGATAAGCCACAAACTCCATTTATATGGAAACCTTATATGGAGAGACCTGATACTGGTCGTGGTCAATCTCCAATGAAAATACCTAGTATAATTAATGCAGTAGAAAATATGGTAATGGATTTAATGATGGCTTGCTATAGATTAGTAGCTAATCCACCATACTTAACTCCTAAAGGAGCAATGCCTTATCAAGTAGATATTGAACCTGGTATGCCAGTAGAATGGGACCCTGAGATACTTGGACAAGCTCCTACTCCAATGAACTTCTCAGGAGGTTTACAAGGATTTACTCTTAATAATTATTTGACTCAAAAGATGCAAGATGCGACTGGTATAACACAGTATATGCAAGGTAGTCAAGATGGTTCAGTAAGAACTGCAAGTGAAGCAAGTTACATTCATTCAGGCGCTTCAATGAGGATGGCTTATGAAGCTATGAAATTTAATGCGTTCCTTGAAGAATTAATTAATAAATATGCTATCTTTAAAAAGGTATTTGATACAAGAGATATGCAAGTAAGACGAGAAGATGGTATTTATGCTGAGGTTGATGAAGCAGTAAGAACTGGTAGATATCATCTTATTATTGGTGGTTCAAACAGTGCGGTAGAGCGTGAAGCAGAAACTCAAAAGATATTCCAATTGTTAGGGCTTCCAGCAATTCAAACATTAGCACAAATAATGAACCCTGTACAATCTGCTCAATTCTTAGTCTGGTCATTAAACAGAATGAATATAAACGGAACAAGTCAAATAGAGGAGATGTTAAAAGGAAACAAACAATTACAAGATATAGCAAGACAGTTAGGCGTTCAAGAACAAAATATACCACAATTCCAACAAGATGTTCAGCAGTATGTAGCTGATAATATGGGGAATATTGGTAGACAATTTGCTCAAGAACAATTAAATAATTATATGCAGAATGGAGGTATTCAATAGTGTTCAACCTTGAAACAATTAATCTGTTCACTAAGAGACGAGACTCGACAAAAGTAGATACTCAAGCCATAGAAAAGGCACAAAGTGAACTTAAAAAGTATGAATGTTTCAATACATTATTAAATGGAAAAGAAGAATGTTTCAAACAATGTAAAGACATCATACTTCAAGATGTACTATTAGCAACTCGTAGCAATTCAAAAATCAATCGAGATTATCTTTTAGGTTTCCAAGATGCTTTGGATATTATACTAAGAGATTTCGAAAGATTTAAGACTGCTATGGATAAACTAAATTAAGGAGATTTTGATTTATGGAACCAATGAATGAACAAGTAACTCAACCAGCAGAACAAGCTTCAACTCTTTCGGAGACAGCTCCGCTAGAAGTAAATACCGAAGCTCCGGTTGTAGATACACAAAACACTCAAACAGAAACATTAAACGATAGCCCACTAGAAGGAGCAACAACAGATGTTAATACTCCTGAAGGTAATGTAACTCCTACGGATAATAAAGTTCTCGTAGAGGGCAAGCCAGAGGTCTCTAATGAAATTCAGAAAAAGTTAGACCGATTGGCTGAGTACGAAGTAAAAGAGAAAGAGTTAAACGATTTAAAAGGTAGACTTGGTGTTCAAGACTCAGTTCAAGATAACCAAGTATTTTCAGCTCAACAACAATTAGCTATTGCTGAAAACCAAGCACAGCAGGAATACATTAGACTATGTAATGAGTACGGTGTAGATTATAGACCTGACAAAATTGATGCTAGTGGTAAAGAGCTATTAGAAAAGGACCCTAAGGCATTTTATGAACTACGTTCTAAACTTGAAGGTTTAAATAATCGGGTTGAGGCTCAACGTACTGAGGTGAATAACTTTGTACATCAAAGAGATATTCAATCCGCACTAGCTCGTAATCAGCAAATATTAAAGGCTTCCCCAGTGGTAGGTAACATAGTTAATCATTATCTACAGCAAGGATGTACTGGTGCAGATATAGACCAGATAGTTGGTTTTAGTAACCAGATAATTCAAGAAGCTTTTGAAATGGGTAGACAATATGCTATGAATGAGAAAGCGCAAGTTAAACCAGCGCAAGTATTAAATAATACTACAATATCTCAACAAGCGCAATCAACCCCAGAACAAACTAAAACATTAACTTTAGCGGATGTAGCTAATATGGATGCTGAAACTTATAAAAAACATCAAAAAGAAATCGACAAACTCTTTCTAGGTTAGTAAATATTTAACTTAAAAGGAGAAATAAAATGACAAGTATTGGAAACCCACATGGACAGAATTCAGTTTTTGATGGTGCATTAACCAATGCAAATGGTGCAATTCCTATTATATTTTCTAAAAAATTAGCAGTAGCTTACGGTACCAAAGGTATGGGTGTTACTGATAACCTTACCAATGATAACTATGCTGGTGAAATCAAAGAAATGGGTGATAGGGTAAGAATAGTTGTACCTATCGTTCCCGCTGACAATGCTATTGCATTTTCATCTTTGGATACTGAGGGTGGAGCAACTGGCGTATGTCCAGTATTTAATACAGTAGCTCCCGAAGCTATGGACTTAGTTATTAATAAAGTTGCTACTTTTGGTTTGGCAATTGATGATGTGCAAAAGGCACAAACTCAATTCAAAAATTGGTTAGATGGACAAGCAACTGCTTATGGCGAAAAACTTAAATATTTAAGAAACAAAGAAATTGCTAATTATGCTTTCACCGCTCAGGCTGAAAATAATCACTCATTCGCAGATGGAGGTAATGGAGGTACATTAGCTCAACCTTTAACTGGTATTACTTCTCAAAATATCTTTACTCATTTACTTAAAGTTAAAGAAGCATTAATTAAATCTGGTGCGGTTGGTGCAGATGGTACTTATTCTTTCAAACCAATGGAAGAAGAAGCTAGAGATGAAAGAGCTGTATTAGTAGTAACTCCTGAAATGCATACCTTAATCATGTCATCTTACAGAGTAGGTGGTCGTTCAGTAGATATGGCAGATGTAGTTGTTAAAGATGGTGCCGTATCTAGAGTAGCTGGCATGGACGTAGTAATTGATAAGACTTTGAATGAATTAAATACTCAAGGTCTTCCGTTCTTAGCTGGTACTAAAAATGCAATTACTAAAGCTCAACAAATTTCTAAAGTTGAAGCAACTAGAGACCCATATTGCTTTAGAGATTTAATTAAAGGTATTGACCTTTATGGCTATAAATTGGTTCACCCAGAAGCATTATATCGTGGATGTATTGCTAATGTTGACCCAGAAGAAGCTATGCCCGTTATTAATGTTGGAGAGGTTGAACCGACCGTTGAACCGACCGTTGAACCTACTCCGTAATTTAACCTGTAGAACCTGCAGATACTAATAACGATATGTCAACATAGATATCGGTTAATAAAACCATTCGTCTAGGAGGATTAAGTTCTTCCTAGACTCTCTGGTATAAAATAGGAGACTAAGATGTCTGGTAAAAATTACTTCGAATTATGTAATGATGTTCTAGAAGAACTGTATTATGAAAAGGTAGATAGCTTTGATGAGCTAGATACAATTGCTGAAGGTAGACGTGTAAAGAAGATGTTAAACCAAGCATTAAGTTATATTTGTAATAATGAGAATGAGGCTTGGGAATTTAGAAATAAACAGACTGAACTTGTATTGGTTCCTGGAATGAAAACTTATGATAGACCTCATGGTATGATTGAGTATTTAAAATATACAGACCAGGATTTAGTATTACAATATATAGAAGGTCATAGATATTTACCTAACGAATGTTATGGGATGCCCGTACAGTATTATATAAGCAATGATAAATTAAATTTCTTCCCAGTTCCTAGTGAAGCTGAGGATGATAGAATTATTAAAGTTGAATATTATACTGATGATTTTGCAGAGGATTGTTGCGGATTAGGTAAACCCGTAATGAAGTTGGAAACAGATACTCCTATTATCCCAGCTCGTCATAGGGATATACTTGTATGGAAAGTATGCGCTGACTGGAGAGCTAATGATAGAGATGGTACATACGAACATTATGAAGCTAAGTTTAAAAGAGCTTATAGAGCATTGAGAGCTGATTGTAGAAGAACTTTAGACAAACCTATGGGTTTCAATATACTTGGTTCTCAACCATCTATAGTTAATGCTTTATATAATGCTTGGCAGATAGGTACACAAACCTCAAGAGGACAAATGTAGATGAGTAAAAGTTTGAGCTTTTATAATTTAACTGGCGGTCTAAATACTGTACAAGATTTAGCTACAATTAATTCAACTCCTAACCGTACAGAGTCTCCCGATATGATGAATATAGAATACTACAAGCTAGGTGGTATTCAAACCATGAAGGGAAATAAACTATTTGGACAAAGTTTTGAAGAAGATACTGATGATAATATGCAAGATATATTATGCGGTATCGAATATAATATTGGTAATGATAGTTACCTTTTGATAGCTACAAGAGAAGGTAAGGTTTATAAATATAATAAAGTTACAGAGGAGTTTGAAGAAATCTCAGTAGGTTTTACACAGAAAACAATAGAAGGTGTAATTGATATAGACTTCTATAAAAATGAAAGAATATATGCTGTAACCTATAATAATGGTATTGTATTTGTAAACGGTAATGAAGCTTTATACTATAACGAAATAAAACCAGAACTAAATAAAGTATGGACTCCTAGTTTAACAATAACCGATGAAGGAACTGAACTTACAACTATTTTTCATCCTACCTGCATAGCTTCTTATAGGGGTAGATTATTTATGGGAGCTAACGAGACAGAGCAATCAGGAGAAACCTATAAAGATATAGGTATGTTGTTTTATTCTGGTGTTGGTTTAGGTATACCTAAAGAAGACCCCGATAATCCTGGAGAATACTTACCCTGGAAAGAAAGTCCAAACCTTGGAGAAGATGCTGGGGCTTTTAAAGAATTCTTTGAAGACAGTTCTAACTTTACCGGTTTAGGTACTTGGGCTGAATATCTCGTAGTACACAAAGAACAAAATACATATATTCTTGATGGTACGAATGATTTAGCTAGTGAATGGGAATTAAAACCTTATTCAGAATATACGGTACCTTCTCAACAATCTTATGTAATATGCAATAATAGTTATTATGCTTACGTGCCTGAGGCTGGTGGTATTCATCCATTACTTAATAGAAGCATATATAATAATACTTTTCAAGGTGGAGATATTTCTTTTAAGATAAAAGATAGTTTTGATTTCTTAGATACTTTGAATTACGATAAGATATATGCAGTATATCATCCCCGTAAAAAGTATGTAATGTTTTATATGCCTACCTTAAATGGTAACGGAAGTAATTATTGTTATATATACGATATACAAACTAAGACTTGGTTATTTAGGAGAGTACCACAATATGTAACCTGTGCTTTTAAGTTTGATAACGAAGTATATATAGGAGTTAGAGAAACCGATAATGAGGGTAACATAACCACCAAAGTTGTAAAAGAGTTTTCTGGTAAAACATTCAACGGTATACCTATAGACTTTTATTACTTGACTCCTCCTTTTATTTGGGGAGGAGGTACCAATAAAACTACTACAAAAGAATTTAGAGTTAAGCTAGTCAATAGTTCTGCTAATCATTTTTATATCGAAAGTTTTAAAGATGGAGCTACAGATACTAAAGAGCAAAGGTTAACTAAGAATATTAATGATAATCTAAGTGGTTTACTTTGGGATATCGGACTTAGTAAAGAGGATAAATTATATGACCATGCTTATAGAGATGCAACCTTCTATAGATTTATTGGTGCTGATGGGAACAACTATTATACTAAACAGTATCCATTAACAGCTAATACAATGATATATAGTCAACTTACTACTATCCCGGATTTAGAGCCCCCTAACGAGACTCTAGATGAAAGTAATAGAATTAACGAGACTCTAGATGAAAGTAATAGAATTAACTATTATCAATACTTTCAAAAAGATAATAGAGTTGCTACAACAAGCAGTGACCCAGATGCTATAGAAGAAATAACTCAGTTACCTTCTTATGCTTGGAACTTACAAACAGTAGCTGATTGGTGTTACAAAAATGGTAATTACTATGCTTGGGTTAATCAAGATACTGGATTATGCACCACAAAC